CACTATCCTTTACAGGACGAGGATCGCAAAGCTGCCGCGGTTTGGTTGTTTAAAGGAAATACAGGCAAAAGGAGGGGAAATAAGCCCTACGTTTGCTAGCATGTTAGCGTATGTTAGTAAACCGCCGTCATAATAAAGACACAGCTCGAGGTACCGGATGACCGCCTCTGTAATGCTGTAACGCTAAGTGTATTGTGCAACTCAGATAATGTTCAATATTCTTTGCCCGCAAGGGCAAAGTGTGACTGAACAATCTAGATAATATTTAAATGCTTCGCATTAATAATAAGAAAATAGTTCGAGCGTGAGCGAAGAACAGATGAACGCAGTTCATCTTTAAATAAATATATATTATGAAAGTCCATCAAATAATTGCTGAAAGAACAAAACCTTTAAATGAAGCAGTACCTCTTGTAATAGCAGGTGTTGGAATAGGTACGATTATCACTGCGATATCTGTAGGTATGAGTGCTTGGAGTGCCTACGAAATATATAAATTCATTGGAAAATATAACGAAGATCCTGAAGCTATCACAGATGAGCAATGGGAAGATTTATGGATTGATGCCATTTTAATGTTTACACCTGGATTTGCCAAGCTAGGTAAAGTAGGTATACTTAAACTTATTCCTAAATCATGGCAGAGTAAAGGTGGTCGCTGGCTCAAAGGTAAAGTAACTGAACGTCTTGCCAATTTGGAAAAAGCAGTAGACAAGATAGAAAAAATAAACTTGAGAAAATATGATCCTGACAGTAAAGTTGGTTGGGATAAGATTAAAGCCTACTTAAAAATGCGCGGTGCTAACAGTGCCATGAAGGCAGCAGCACAGTCAAGAATGGGATTTATTCCTGATGTAGTAATGACTGTGCTAAAAACTGCTGTAGGTTTAGAATTTGTTAGAGAATACTATGTAGATTTGTCTGTACTAGAACAAGAATATGAAGACTACAAAGCTGGTAAAGATTCTCCGTATGGAAAAATGACAGAGCAAGAAGCATATAACAAATACCAGCAGTTAAGAAGAAAATTACTTGGCGAACTAACAATAGGCATTGCTATGAACATGGGTGTGGCCAGCAAAGCATTTGGTGCAATCGGCGGCATGTTTAAAGGAATAACAAAGTTTGCGGCTCAAACTGGCGGCTCAGGGTTTGTTGTTGCTGATTTGATGGGTAAAACTGTGAATCTTCCATTTGCTGTGGCTAAAGGTCTTGCTAAAATTATAGAAATGGGCCCTGCTGCTCCAGCTTTCTTGATATTCATGCGTACAAGTGCGGGAAAAGAATTTTTAAATTCAACATTGATAAGGGCAATAACAGAACCTACAGGCGCAATAACATCGGCTGCTATTGATTTATTGGAGCTTGCTCTACAGGAAGCAGGATTGTTAGATGGCAAGCTACCTGGCAAAACTGATGTAAAACCGCCAACTGGGGATGCTGCCGATGGCCCGCGACAAGCTACAAATGGAATGAATATTCAATGGGTTGGTAAGAAACTCTACGTTAATAATGTACAAATCAGTGACGATGACGGCTATCGTATTGTAGGCAACGATAGATTTAATGACATAAAAAATGATGCCAGGGTTGCTGGCATCGCTGATCCTACACTGAAATTACGAGATGACCCTAATAGAAAGTACAGTATGTACGGAGCCGAACCAATCAAATAATAGGCATTCGGCTATTTTTGGTAATTTCGATATTTTCTTTTATAATCTCGTTCATGATTTGTCTATCTTCATAGCCATAAACGTGCATTAGATCCTGACTGCTTACACCGCCTCGCATATACCAACTTATGCGAAAGATTTCATCTTTAATTTGTTTTGTATCTAATTCTAAACTGTTAACCAACTCTTCGATCTCAGATCTAGACAAGGGTAACAGTTTTACACGAAAAAACTTGATTGGTCCATAACAACTTCGATGGCGTTTTCAGTTCCGCAAGCATTACAAACAATTTTTTGTTTAGGCATTTCCCAAAGTTCTTTATTTTTTTCAAGTTTAGATTTGATAAGAGTGTAATGTTCTCTATTAGTATTAGACAACCACTCTCGGATATGATCTTTTTCAGTTACTAAGGCATTGGGAATTTGTACAGATTCAATAGCAGTTAAAAATACGTGTACTTGGATGTCGGCCAACTTGGCATAGATATCATCCATCACTTGTTGTCTACGATCAACGTCTATGTCAGCAATTTGACCAAGCATTTTTTGTAATCTAAAATTTTCTAAGTTTACAGTTGTCATTTCTTCATAGGTTAACGGCTTAAAGTTAATGGTAATTTCGTCGTCGATTACCAGTCTATTGTCGAAATTCTTATCAGCATAGTGATCCATAACACTGGTTAAATCGATAGCAAAATCGTTTTCAGTGCCGCAATTGGTACATGTATGTCCAATACTCATTTCTTTTCCATAAGTAGCCATTCTAATAGCCACTAACAATACATCCAAGTCAATGCTAGGTACTTTATGGGCATCCGTAATATATGGACAGCAACTTTCTATTAATTTTACTGTAGCTTCACCGTTAAACAAGCTATCAGGTGTTTTCATAATAAGTTCATCCATTCCAGTCATAGCAAAAATTGGCACTTTACTAGTGTCTCCTTGTAGGGTACCTTCTTCGTAGTAAAGTCCTTTGCTAGGCAAACTGATGAACAGTTTAGGTTGTCTGAAGTATTTCTGTAGTGGATTCATAGCACTGTTTAGTCCCGATAAATATATTATACGATTATTTATGTGCGTAGTTTTTTGGAATTTTTAATATGGCTTTAGATAGAAATGATGTAGATTTGATGCAACAAGCCTTCGAGCGGGCACTGCGATCCAGCGGCCGAGGACCGATAACTACCGGTGGAACAGGTGGCGCCCAGCAAAGTGGCGGCGGCTTTGACACAAGTAAAATTAAAGAAGGCATGAAAGACGGCGCAGATATTTTTATAAATGCTGCGAAAGATAGTGGTGCCACATGGCAAGCCCTTAGTAAACACGGTGCTAATTTTAGCAATGACATAATTGGTATGAACGTATCTGCTGCTCAAAGCAGATTAAGTCTGAATGATTTTGCTAATGTTATTGCTAACAACGGCAAACAAATGGCAGGTTTAGGTGGTAGTGTTACACGTGGTGCTGAAGCATTTTCCAAATTAAGTAAAGAGTTTTTTGACAGTAATGCCGGAGATGATTTACAGCAAATGGGCTATACTGCCAAGGATCTTAATGAAGTTTTGGCATTACAAGCTAGTACACAGCGTTACACAATGGGTGTCGAAGGCGAAGCCGGCAAACGATCAAGAGATGCTGCATCCGCACTAGCAAAAGAAATGGATGCCATTGCTAAACTTACAGGCAAGAGTAAAGAAGAGCAAATGGAAGCCGCAAAAAAGCGAGCAACTGACGGACAAATTGAAGCAAAGTTAAGATTAATTGGTATTGAACAAGGTGCTGACGCAGAAAAAGCAGCCCGTGAAAATTTTCAAAAGCAATTTGCCGCAGCAGAAGCTCGCGGTATGGGGCAAATGGCGAAAGAAATATTTGCTACAGGCACAGTTACTAGCGAGGAAGCAGCAACGCAATACGCATTACTAGGCGAAGCTGCACAAAAAACTGGCCAGCAAATGCAACATTTGGCTAGGGGTAATATCGAAGCCGCAGATGCGGCTAATAAAGAAGCCGAAGCAGCTAACGCCAGAAATCAAAGAGATCCTACGTTATTAAGATTGACCGCAATGGGCGATGCTGCCGGCAGTGTAGGTACAATTTTAAAGAAGAGTACAGAAGACAACATGGCACTTCACGATAGTGTCATGAGCGTAGTAAAAGGAAATACAAATTTATTAAAGAGTCAAACAGATTATGCTGCAGCTCTTAGTAGAATTAGAGATGATATCACAGCAAGTCAACAAGGCAGAAAAGCTCCAGGCGGAGAACGTGTCAGTGGCGCAACTCAAGCAGTAGTAGCAACACAAATAGGCGCACAAAATCTTGGAGCAGGTATTGCCTCTGCTGTAGAAACGAAAGATGCTAAAGGTCAAAGTATTGCTGGAGGAGTACGTCGCGCCGGCGAAATCGCAGAGCAAACTGCTAACAATGTAGCGGGCCCAGGTAGGAATATAGCAGTTAACATGGAAGATGCTGCTAGAAAAGGCCAAAATCCGCAAACATTCCAACCTAGACCCGGCGAAGCCAGATACGAAGCAGAAGCTAGAAGAGACAAAGAAAGCGGCGGCGTAGTTGGCGAAATCACGCAAGCATTGAGTAAGCTATCAAACATTGGAGCCGAGACTTTAAATATTACCGGTAAAGTCACAGGACTAAAAGCACACGCCGACGGCGGCTATGTTAGCGAACCTACACTGTCAACACTAGCAGAAGAAGGCCCTGAGTTTGTGCTAAACCAAGGACAGATGCGAGACACTATTTCTGCTGCTGGTATGAGCGGAGTTAAAAATATACTTGGCAAACTTCCTCCTCCAGATCTAGATACTAAAGAAGATAAATTTAAAGCAGCGTACGAATCAATGAAAAGCATGACACCGAGGGGGAATCCTACAGGAGGCATGGACGGATTTGACTTGAGTGGTATTTCTAAAACTATTAGTACATCGATTAGTTCAATGACTGGCGGTGAGACAACTACTAAACGTGTTCAAAGCGATGATAGTAAAGCAGCTGAAAAAGAAATGGCTGAAGTCCAGGCAAAGTATAATGAAGCCATGGCCGCTAGAAAAAATATCTTAATAGAAGGAATGTCTATTGAAGATAGGAAATTTTCTAAAGTTCAAGCTGCTATGCGAGCAGACGACGAAGCAATAAAGATTAAAGAAGAATTTTCAAAAAAACAAGAAGAGTTACAAAAGAAGATCGCTGACGGTATCACATGGGAAACTACTAAGAAGCAAGAAGCAGTTGAAGAAACTAAAAAATTTATTTCAGAAGAGCTAGCAGCAACTATACAGGGTCATGAAGCAGAAAGTTTAGCAAGGCAACAATTTCAAGACGAAACTGCTGCCGCAATAGAACAACATTCTGAAAAAATTTCAGCTGACATTAAAGGCGCAATACCTATAGACACAGAATTTGGTGATTTAGACGGTGCAATCAAAGCGCAACAAGAGAATGCTAGCAAAGCCTCATCACCTAGCGGATCGATAGCTACACCTGCTATAGATTTGAATGCTGTTAACTTGCCAGGATTTGGTGCTCAAATGAAAGCCAATGCGGCAACTGTGCCAGCTGCAGTTAACAAACCAACAGAAACTGCCAAACCTAACTCTGCCGCAAGCAACACCAATACAGCCACTCAGCAAGCTGAAAATAAACCTACAGACAATAAACCTACACAACGAGGAGGCAAAACTGCTGCTCTAGAAGATGTAGTAAAGGGTTTAGATATGTTAAATATAACTATGAACAAGCTACTTTCACAGAGCGATGAATTGGGAAGAAAACAAATCACGGCGCTTGAGAAAAACCCAAAAAATATGTATAGTTAATTATGTCGTGGAAAAAATATTTTACCCCTGTTAATGTAAGATCATCGGGCGCAAACAGCAGTCCGTTAACTAATAGCGGCAATGGTGTTGGCCCAGCTAGAAAGAATTATTCTAGTTTCTTACCTGACGTCTATACTGGCGCTCCTAATCGTATCGAACGTTATCTTCAGTACGATACCATGGACATGGACAGTGAAGTTAACGCGGCACTAGATATTATTGCCGAATTTTGTAGTCAAAAGAACAGAGAAAACCAAACACCATTCCATTTATTTTTTAAAAGTAAAGCTACTAATAGTGAAATTGCTATCCTAAGAGAATATCTACAGCAATGGACAAAATTACAAAAGTTTGAAACTAGAATTTTTAGAATCGTACGTAATGTGTTCAAGTACGGAGATGCATTCTTTGTGCGAGATCCTGAAAACAAAAAATGGGTCTATATAGATTCGTCTAAAATAGTTAAAATTATTGTAAATGAAAGTGAAGGCAAAGAGCCTGAGCAGTACATCATTCGTGATTTAAATCCTAATTTTATGGATTTAGTCACAACAACTATTCAGCCTAACAACTTAAACACGAATAATCGAGGTACTAACTACGCTGGACCTAACGCCAGCGGCGCCGCGAGAGGTATGACTGGTTCGTATCCACAAGGCGGAACTGTAGGCACACGTTTTGATTTACAACAAAACGAATTAGCTGTAGATGCCAAACACATAATTCATTTAAGTTTAAGTGAAGGATTAGATAACAATTATCCTTTTGGAAACAGTCTGTTAGAAAATGTTTTTAAAGTATTCAAACAAAAAGAATTACTAGAAGATGCTATCTTAATCTATCGTATACAACGTGCTCCTGAACGTAGAATCTTTTATATCGACGTGGGCAACATGCCCAGTCACTTGGCCATGGGTTTTGTAGAACGAGTCAAAAACGAAATTCATCAAAGACGTATCCCTAGCGCAACTGGCGGATCGTCTAATGTCATTGACAGTGCTTACAACCCATTAAGTATTAACGAAGATTACTTCTTCCCAACTACAGCAGAAGGGCGCGGAAGTAAAGTCGAAACACTACCTGGTGGTACAAACTTAGGTGAAATTGACGACTTAAGATATTTCACAAACAAATTATTTCGCGGCTTAAGAATTCCAAGTAGCTATCTGCCAACCGGTGCAGAAGACAGCCAATCGCAGTATAACGATGGAAGAGTTGGCACAGCATATATTCAAGAATTGCGATTTAACAA